ATATGCATATTTTAATCTTTTTTTAAAATTACTATGCCTTCTGTTAATCCCATATGACCCACGACCAGTACGTTGCCACTCTTCTGCACGTTCAAATGATGCAAATCCAGCAACTGCATCAGGTAGATTTGTAGATGATAACCATCTTCTTTTAGCTGATCGCTCTGTGTTGTTTAACTCCCACCACATAAAATCTAATTGATGATCAAGTCTTTTAGTTCTTCCATATTTTCTAAATAATTGTGTGCGTCTACCACCAAGCCATTGACATATTCCCCAAGCTCTACCTTTCCATCCACCAACCACTTGAGGATTAATGCCCGATGTTTCTAATAGTAATACTCCACATAATGCAGATGCATGTAAATGTGGATCAGATGATGAACCTTCAGATTTAAGATTGGCATGCACATAATTGTATGTTTTTGCTATGTTGGAACCACCCGGTATATTCATTGTTCCACCAGTGTCAACATCTGGATAGGATGAGTCACCACCTTCTCCAACAAATTGACCACCATTAGTACCATATGTAGACATTGAATAATCACTACCTTGGATTACACCAATGATGATTGGTTGCATAAACGTGCTATCAGGTGAAAACCCATATACCCATGAATCAACATCTAAATTATGTGTCGAAGACCCACTACCAGCTTGACCACCAGATGTTGGGTATGTTACTAATGCCAGAGGTAAATCTGACATATCTAACTCTGATTCTTCCAATGGATGGACACCAAATATTCTTACTCTAACATGAGTTTCATCAACCCTTTCACGTACAACACCAACCCACCATTTGAAATAATCACCATAAAAATCTTCCATTAATTTAATCCTTTTTATTATTTATCCTTTACAATGATATCCATATATGCTATATTTAATTATAAGCGAAATAGGAGATTGGAAATGGAACGGAAATACGCATATCTTGTTACTTTCACAGATTATACTCATGGGGCTGAAAGCTCAGTAGATTGTGTTTTTACGGATGAAGAAAGAGCAGATCTTTACTGTAAAACACGTAGTCTGCCTAAATTTGAAGAAATCTATTCATATAAAAAAGTGGTATTGGTTGATGGTTGATATGATTTATCTTGTGGTGGAATATCAAGTAATGAATTACACATTAATGTCATATTTACATGAAGCAAAGTCTACTCCAATAGCTGCATTTGAAAGTATCGATGATGCATATGATTTCATTGATGAGTTGGATTCAGATGAAAGTTATGGTATAATCATGTCAATACCATTTAAATCGAAAGGCTAGAGAGATGATTGAAATGAAGTATATAGTTTTATCCACAGACGAATATGAGGGTATTAGCTCACCTTTGGGAATTTATAATACTCATGATGAAGCTTCTATTGTAATGGGTAAACTCAATGATAGTGAAAATAATAATGATTATCATTATGATGTGTATCCATGTCCAATGGAACCATATGAGATAGATGGAGTGAAAATGCGATGAAGTATATAGTTCTAGAAGATTATGATTATGATGGTTTAGACCACCTATAGGAATTTATGATACTCAAGAGGAAGCTTGGGATGTAATAGATAAACTATTTTTGATACTGAAGAAAAAGCAAGAGAATATTGTGATAAAATAAAAAATAAAAAATGGTTTCCGGGTTATTATGGAATTTGTAAAGTACCATTTAACCCAGAAGAAGTATTTTAATTGAAGATAGGGAAAATCAAAATGGAAGTGTTTTTGTACCATTCGATGCATTGGGTACTGTTGGTTTGTCACAGCGCGTATTTCAGAAAGGTGAATGATTATGGGTATTGAAATTCTATGGTTGAATTATTTCATTGCTTTGTTTAAAGGTGAAGTCTTGATTGTGGGAGTACTTATTCTATTGAAATTTTGTAAAGTTTCTTACAATTATTTCTATAAAAACAAAATAAAAGAGTTTACACCAACTAGCGCTGATGTTGATATTCGTAACATGTTGTTGAGTATGTATAGATATACTCGCAATGTAATTATATTCATCGCATGTCTAATACCCTTCACAATGATTTTAGGAGGTCAGTATTCACCTAAAATTATTATTGAATCTACTCCAATTAAAGAACATATACGGGAAGAAAAGGAAATGAAAGTTCTTAAACCCAGAGTGATGAGTAATGAAGATCGTTTGAAATATACAAATGAACTTTTCAATGAAAATAAGGTAGATACAAATGACTGAATATATAGTAAAATGTGATGCATTCGATCACAGGCAACCAAAATTTCCTGTAGGTGGTTATGCTCCCGGTGGATATGTATTCACATGTAGATTGTGTAATGAAAAAAATTTAATAGGTGCAAAAAGATCATATCAATGTTTCCCTTGCGCTATTGAAACTTTAGTATATAATCTTTCTAAAACAAAGCAAGAACTTGCATCTATAACTATAGAACATAATGAACTGAAAAATGCTATTGATGTATTGAAGAAATACGAAAAATAAGTGTTTACATTTCAAGAATTTTTATATATAATGAATTATGGAGTAATATAGTATGTTTGATTATGGTATCTATCAAATACAATATCACGTAAATTATGCTGCATATAAATGCAAGGATAAGTTGATTTTCAAGACCAGAGAGTCAGCGACCCAATGGCTTCAGGATAATGGGTTTCGACATAATTTATCTTTTGATTTTTGGACGAATAATTTAGAAGAAGCTGTTATTCGAGAAATATATGAAACTGATAAGAGTAAATGGTTATAAATTAAAAAGGAGATAAACGTTATGACTACATTTTTAACTATTGCAATGGTACTATTCAACATTTTTGTTTTTGTAGGACTTGTGTTGTTAGCTTGTGATATTATGAAATTTTTATGGAAGAAGTTAAATGGATAGGATTTAATGCTATGATAGAATTACTAGCTGTTTCAGTATTAATATTCAATTTTATTATTGCATCACTAATTGTGATGGTATTGTTATGGGTGTGTTATAGATGTGTTAAAGCCATCTATAACACCATTAAAAATATAATCTATCATATCATATAACAGTCTCAATTTTCTTATATTTTGAGTTATAGTCAACTGTTGACTTATATGAATCTTTCTGAATACGCAAGGATGTGGAGAAGATGCCATTTTGATTAATGGTGTCTCTTTTTTCTGTTATAATAAAAAAACCAGAAATCAACTCATCCTCATTATTTAAATTAAAACCATGCGCTTCAGCTAGTTCTAGGTGGAAGAGATCACCAACACTCAATTTAGGATCACCCGGAATAGTAACAGTTAAATCTATTTGAGATAATGCAATACGTTCTATTAAATCCTTACCCCATCTTTCTCTTTTTTGGGACACTGGAAATGACAGATCATTTTCCAGTTGGTTGCAAATGGTGTATTGTACTCTATTTGCATACTCTTTATTTTCTGCATCTTGAATTGGTACACTGAGTTTTCTATATTCCAGTGTGTTTAATTTATGTTTTTCAATTCCATCCACATCATCTGCTTTCCATTCAGTTATATGAGTAGCTTTTTGAGACATATTAATTTCAAATAATTTGTTTTGAAAATAACCCAAACCAATTTTCTGTAGTGTAGAATGTCTTTTATTGAATGTGATAGCGGTCACAAGCCTATTTTCATTTGACATTTTTTCAGAGGTTTCAATTTCATCTGATATATACTTATATCCATTTTCTAATGCAATTTTTCTTTTTGCAACCGTTCTGGTTCTATCAAACATATCCTGAAGGGTTTCATAGTGATAGGCATATTTATTTTGATAAAAAATGTAAGAATATGATTCATCTGAAACTGGTTCTGCGTATTTCGCAATCATATTGATTGCTGCAAATGGTTTTAAATTAGGTATAACCCATAATTTTGCTGTTTCATTTGCTGGAGTAGCAATGAATGGTTTAACTTTGTATGATTTGGGTAGCAAATCTTTTAATGGTGTTTCAATATACTCTTTAAATATCTTATATACAGCTTCTGCACTAATTTTATTATAAGCCTTTTGAACAGTTCTTCTGGCATTTGCCCATGCCTCAATTGATACAGTTTTTATGATATATGTTGCTGTTCTGTTATCATCTGATATACTTATGCTATCGATAGATTCTATCACCATAAGTTCACTACGTCTTTCATCAACATCAGTCACATATGTAATTGATACAATTTCTTCTCCAGTTAATGGAAAATTGGTGAACAAACCGATTGCATCTTGAATCACCAATTCACCCCTGATAACAGGTGAAAAAATAGATTCAAAAATATTGACTTCTACGGTTTGTGCGAGTATATTAACTGAATTTCCAGCGGATGCATAATCAATTGCATTTTGACCAAATTTCAGTAATAATACTTCTTCTATATGTGATTTAAATGCTTTTGATGCCATGTATTATTTATCCAAATATTAATTGAATCTCATAGTAGTAGTAGTTCCTTAACTTCTTTATCTACTTGTTGTAAGTAGACATTGGATAGTAGTACTATTTTTCTCTTGGCTTCATTCAATTCTAACTCATAATCATAAACATACACTGGCACCCAACCAGATTTATCATCAGATGATAGCGTATTATATGTTAATACAGACATTTTCCATGATTTTCGAGAAACATCATATGTAGACTCTCCTCCAATGCCTGTATATTTGTAATGATTAATTGTTGTTTGGGCTGTTGCAATATCTCCATATGTTGTGCGGATATATCTATAAAATTCTGAATATGATTTAGGCCACTCTGAATATATATCAACAATGTTATTACATAAGCAGACAAGCCACTCATAATCAGAATTGCTATAATAGTCATGTGCTATTGTATCTGGACGTTCACCATCTTTAATTGTGTATGGATAGAACACCTTATATTTTTTTAAAATATCCCGTACAATCGCAATCCTTGTAAGAATATTACGACTATTTTTAGTATTATATGTGATTGCTGGAAAATATGTGAAATGCTCCATTATGATGATGTACCTTGTATAGTGTTTCTAGTAACAATATTTATTTCATTAAATGTAAGATTTAATTCAATATTAATTGGTGCACCATCTTTATAAAATGCTAACCCCTCACCAGATGAAGGATTCACCGTCATTGCTGAAATAAATGAACGATAGAATTTTGGTAGAAACTCTTTCGATTCACCTTCAAATTCAACAAAAACCAAATCAGGATAATCCAATGCATATTGCGATTCTTTAGGGTGTATTCTTTCACGTATTGTATTAATAATTTTATGTAATTCAATAGATTCTGGTTCAGACCTTGGTGAAAATTTCCATGTAAGTGCAAATGTTCTAAGTTGGACACCATCAAATACTGCTGTTGTATGCGGATTTTTAATAACACCTGTAAATGTTTCAACCTGTCTTTTTTGATTATCGCTATAATGCCATGGTGATAGGGATGCAGCCCTAGTAAGATTTTTCCAAAATCCTGTTTCATCAATTCCTAACATATCAAGTAAACCTCCACCATCGATAACTTTATTGCTTTGGTTAGCCAGTGCAGACACTAAACCACCATCAAAACTATCAATTTTCATTTGATTGTTTTCAGTTATTTGAATAGGCATTGGAAGACTAAGTATAGCTCTTGTTTTATCTGATGGATCATCTGCTGCAGTGAATCTTTGATATTCAACAAACTTTAATATAGTTTTCTTTGTTAGCAATTCATTAAGCGGATAGCTTAAGTTTGCTATAGGGTTTGCCTCTTTACCTGAAGCTGCCTCTGGATTACTATCTGTTATTATCATTGACATTATGTGTTATTAATCATGTTTATGCTTTCGTCCCAAACTTTACGTTGATTAGCTTTCTGGAACCTTGCTAGTGGTAGGAATAATGCATAATCCCATTCCTTTACATCTATCTGCACCATTTGGCTTTGAATATGTGATGAAAGGTATCTTTTTATACACGGTTTAAAATATTTGAATTTGCTTGCACCTTTAAGTAATTCATAACTAAGTTGCATTTTGGTAGTATTGTCATATTTTTGATTATTTAGTAAATCATAAAGTTTATCCATCAATCTTGCACGAAACATTGGTGGTAGATAATGTAGATTAAGACCTAGAAAACCATCTTTATATCTTTCAATCGGTATTACCATTGGAAATTTATCCCAATATGGTAGAGTTGCTTTATGTTTTGCATCGTAGAAATAACAAATGATTTGTCCGGGGTTTATCTCTTGAACGATATTGGCTTTAGCCTTCTTAGCTCCAATAAATTTGCTTGGTGCACGTGATGTAACTTGCATAGCCTTATCTCTTAAAAAATCACGCAATTCTTCAGAACCAAATCTAGGGTTATTTTTTCTGGCTGCTTGTTCTAGAACTTTTGTAAATAATAATGCCATTATTTTCCCTTATTATAAAACCTTTTGTTTTTATGATCCCATAACAAAGGATGTTCATATATTTCTTTTGCGTTTATACCAATGGATTTATATATACCCTCATTTGCAACATGAATTTTTGTGAGATATCGACTAAGAGGTTTGATATCACCAATAACAAATTCTTCAAATTCGTTAAAATCTCCGGGTGTTTCTTTCGTAAATCTAGTTGGTGCATCTTTTATGTCATAATTAGATATAGTATCATTTGTTGTATAATAATTATGTGGTACTATTCTATAACGCTGTGCCAATTTTCTTTGATCTAATTCAAATATAATTGGAGATAAACTACCATATTTTGCATCTACAAATTTTATAGCTAAGTTATAATTTCTGGTTAAGGAAACACCCTTAGTCTTTCTTTCTGCTTTGTTTATATTTTCTTCTGTATTTGCTAATATAGAATCACTTTCTAATATTTGTTTAGCCTTTACATAAAGAGTACCATGATATAATGGAGCATCACGTCCTTCTTCTAGATATTGTTTAAAGTTATATTCCAAGGTCTTTTTCCGTCCATATTTCGAATTTATAGTTTTTCTTTTTACACCATTCTCTGGCTGCATTCCATTTGGCTTCATTCACACCCCATGTGAAAACTTCCTGTAGGAATCGCTTTTCTCTCATATTCTTCTTTTTAACTGGTGGCATTGTTTCCTTGAATGGTTTAACTTCTACTACTAATGTATTTATCTCACCATTCTTATTCTTGAGTTTAATATAAAAATCTACGAAGTATCTATGTATTTTGTTATCTACTGGTGATCTATATGGAATGACAATCCCTTCTGAAGACCATTCTAACACGTCCGGGTGATCATCCAGCTTCAACATAACCTTTAGCTCCCATGAGCTTCTATAAACTGGTGGATTCTTGGCTAGGTTGCCTTTGTATTTTGCTTTAAATTTTGGTTTGAATATTCCCTGTTTATATTTACCCATTCACAAATTTTCTATCTACATATAGTTTTGGGTGTTTCATGAAAATAGCAAAAGATTTATTTAGATATTCTTCATTGTAAAAAATATCATCCTTAGCATGAATCTTAATGATATAGTCATTTAGATTTTTGATAGGTCCGACTACAAATTCCTCATATTCATTTATGGTTATAGGTTTCACATTAGTTGTATTTCGTCCAGTTGTTTCATGCCATCTGGTTAATGTGCCACGATTTTGAGTTGCATTCTCCCAATTAATGGGTATCATCTTATGACGATATGCCAACTTTCTTTGATCCAATTCAAAAACAATACCAATTTTTGTTGCAAATTGATGTGCAATATTTATATTTCTGGTTAATGAAACACCCATCTTAATGTTTTTACCCATAAATTGTTGGGTTTCTGCTCTAAGCATATTTGACTTCATAATTGGTATTATACTATCTGGCATTGTCCCATGATATAATGGCGCATCTCGACCTTCTTCTAGGTATTCTTTGAAATTATACATTGATAAATTTCTTCCCTTTAATTAATCTTTTATCTTTAGCTAACACACTATCTGGATACAATTTATACATATTTTCTAATGTTAAATCTGTTTGGATATGAATCTTAATTATGTAATCGCTTATATTTTTGATTTCTTTTGCTATAATTCTTTCTTCATATTCATTAACTGTATACTCTCCTTCAAAGTCCCACTCATTATTTAGATCACCCTTAAATCTAGTAATTTTAGCATTTGAAGCTTTATTATAAAAATTATAAGGTTCTATTTTGTAGCGTTGTGTAAGTTTTCGTTGATTTACTTCAAATATTACACAAGTATTTTCACCTTTACCATGAAAAACAAAATGGTTAGCTGCTTTGATTGATCTTGTAAAGGATATTGATTTTAGGGGTGTATCAGAATTTGATAATAGTTTATTATTTTTCATAATAAGAACTGCATTATGTAAACTTGTACCATGATATAATGGAGCATCTCGACCTTCTTCTAAGTATTCTTTGAATGATAATTCCAAACTTCAATCCTTTTCTATAAATATGTAGTAACAATATTTTAAGTATTTATAGGAAATAACATTTGTCAAGTATAATAGATATGGTATCAGCGGTTAATAGGTTAGGTGGACTAGCAGCATCAAATAGATTTGTTGTACAAATCACTCCACCATCATTAATATTCAATGATGCACGTAATCTAACATTTTTATGTGAGACTGTAAACTTACCGGGTATTCAATTCGGGACTGAAGATGTAAAACATAAAGGTTATGGTACAATAGAAAAAAGAGCAACATCAGCTGGATTTGAAGATGTGACTTGTACATTTTTTATTGATAACTCTGGTATTTGTCTAAGCTTTTTTCATCGTTGGGCGCAATTGGTTTATTCATTTGATTATAATCATGACAGAAAAAAAGTTGATGGTATGAGCCTTGAATCATTTAACTACCCACAAGATTTTTGGGGAACAGTTGAAATACATTTTAAAACAAATGATAATAGAGATATTACAGTATATACTTTAGATAAAGCATGGCCTAGTGCAATCGGTTCAATGACATTAGGTTGGGAACAGAATGACTCACTTGCTAGATTACCAATAACTTTTAATTATCGTTCATTCTCTACAGATAAAACGATTGACACAAAAACTACAAACAATGAACAAATCGATACAAATTCAACATTTAGAGATTTGAGTGTCACAGAAGCAGTAGACGCTTTAAGAAATACAATAAATCAGAGCAACCCAATTACAACTAACACTTAATAATGGAGTAAATAATGGCATTACCAGTAGTAAAACAACCTACATATTTCACACACATCCACTCACTTAACAAAGAAATTCCTTACCGACCATATAATGTTGGTGAAGAAAAAATCCTTATGATGGTTTCTGAATCAGATGATCCTAAATTTGTAGCAGAAAATATGAAAAAGGTTATTCAGGCATGTGTGATGGACCCTGATGTAGATGTTGGTAAATTAGCATCCTATGATGTTGAATTACTTTTAATTAAAATTAGAGCAAAATCATCTGGTGAAATTATTTCAATTAAATACACTGATCCTGATACAGATAAAAAATATGAAGTTGATGTGAATATAGAGGATATTAGTATATCATTTGATGATGAACATGTCTATGATATTACAGTTGGAGATAACCTACATATTGAATTAAGTGATTTAACGTTTGATAAAATGCTTGCATATCAATCAAACAGCAGCACAACACAAGACGCAACAATAAAAGCTGAAATGACATATGATATTATCATTGATTGTGTGAAGAAAATTTATGATGAAAATGAGGTTTGGGTAGTTGGAGAGGATATCACCAAAGCAGAGACAACGGAATTTATTAACAATCTAACTGGTGTTTCTAAATATTTCCATAAATTCATCAGTACGATGCCTGCAGTTATATATGAATTGAAACTTGAAGATGGAAAAACGGTTAAGATACAGGATATCAAATCTTTTTTAGCTTAATGTTATATGGAATTAATCCTGCATTTTATTACAATATGCAATTCGTATTAAAAGAATACCATCATTATTCGGTGGAAGAATATGAAAATTTAGTTCCATTTGAAAGGGATATTATTATCTCTCTAGTGAATGAAAAAATAGAAAATGAAAAACTACAACAGCAACAGCAAGGGAATAATTAATAGAAATTAATTGTTCCTTCTGCAATTCTATAATCAAAATTATCTTCAACATTTACATCGAAATGTAATGAGCTATTTGTTGTATTCACATTAGATAAATCAAATGAGAATATACCATTAGCTACATATGTTCCTGTAAGTGATGTGCTATCCTCTAATAACATGGTGACTGTAGCATCTATAGTTAATTGCGTCACTACATTATTATTAGATGTTTGTAGTTTCATATAAACAGGATCAGTATCGTTTGGAGACCTTGGAATCTTTATATTTCTTTGTGGATTCATCGTGCTAGTACTACCTCATAATTCGTTTTGGTTAAAATTTCATCATAATTCGTTTTAGTTCTAACGTTATCATAATTCGTTTTAGTAATAATATTTATCAAAGTTGGTTCAATGAATACTGTATATGTTGAAGATATGTCATAGTAATAAACATTATAAGAAATTGAATCATCTACATTAAACAACATAGACTTATTAAGAACATAATCTACAATGGTATAATCAGTATTATCCATGTTGAAATTAATATTAAGATGAGTAACCAAGTTTCTATAAACTAGATTATATGAGATACTACTATCAAGATCAGCAACATAACCTCTATTTGGTGCCATTACATAGTCAGTTATAACATAAGATACTTTATCTAGGTTTGTAACCAGAGACTTCAGAGCACTATAATCTGTGATAGAATATGAGATGATATCAAGACCAGCAACATAACTTCTATTTAATTCGGTATCAGTAAAGTATGTGATATTATATGAGATGGTATCAACACCAGCAACATAACTTCTATTCATACTGGTATCACGATCAGTAACAGAATATGAAACATTATCCATACCAGAAACATAACTTCTATTTAATTCAGTTGTATAATCAATAACATCATATGGTATGTTATTCAGATCGACTATATAAACCCTATTTGGTGTTAGTAGATAATCTGTAATACTATATGTAGCTTTACCTATATTTGAAGTAAGAGACTTCAGAGCACTATAATCTGTGATAGAATATGAAATACTATCCATACCAGAAACATAACTTCTATTTAATTCGGTATCAGTAAAGTATGTGATATCATATGAAACGTTAGTAAGTCCAACAACAAATGATCTGTTCACATTGATATTACGATCAGTAACAGAATAAGAAACATTATCAAGAGTTAGATCATAATTTCTATTTAATCCTATATTACGATCAGTGGTAGAGTATGAAATACTATCTAAATTGGTATTCAGTGATTTATTTAAAATATAATCAGTGATAGTGTATGAAATTTTATCAATATCATATATAGTACCAGTGGAATATTCAACTTGATAATCGGTAATAACATATGAAATATTACTTAAGTTTGTATTCAGTGATTTTAATACAGAGTAATCTGTAATGTTATATGTAGCTTTACCTATGTTTGAGGTAAGAGCCTTCAGAGCACTATAATCTGTAATAGAATATGAAATATTATCAGCATTAATAATATAATATTTATTTACACTTATATCATAATCTGTGATAGAGTATGAAATGCTATCCATAGGTAGGATATAAGCCCTATTTCCAATAACCTCATAATTTGTAATGTTATATGAAGCTTTACCTATATTTGAAACAAGAGACTTCAGAGCACTATAATCTGTGATAGAGTATGAGATGGTATCAAGACCAGCAACAAATGATCTATTTAATTCGGTATCAGTAAAGTATGTGATATCATATGAGATGGTATCAAGACCAGCAACATAACTTCTATTGAATCCTGTATCATAACCCGTAGCAGAATATGAAACATTATCAAGAGTTAGAACATAATTTCTATTTAATCCTACATTACGATCAGTTACAGAATAAGAAACGTTATCAAGACCAGTGATTAGTGATCTATTAAATCCTGTATCATAACCCGTAATAGAATAAGAAACGTTAGTGAGACCAGTGATAAGTGCTCTATTGAACCCTGTATCATAACCCGTAGCAGAATATGAAACGTTATCAAGACCGATAACATAATTTCTATTTAATACAGTATCAGTTTGATAAGTAATATCATATGAGACATTACTTAAATCAAAAATATAATTTATGTTGAAATCTGTAGAAGAGGCACTATATTTATATGTGTACCAATCCAATGCAGTTTGGAGATTTGAATTGATATCATCTGCTCCAGCACCCGGCATGCCAAAGTCAGAAGAGTTTAATGCAACAGATTGATAATCTGTTAAAAGAATAGGGGCTTTATTATACCCCTTTCTAATAACTAATTCATAATTCATTTTGACCCCCTAAAGGAAAGCATTAGCTCCTATTAAGTTAGGTCAAATATTCCGTTTGTACCATCAAAGTTGAGTGTGATTGCATCACCATCAACCAATGTAATTGATGATCCATAATCATACCAACCAACTAATGGATCAGCTGGAGATACAGATGTATCATTATACAAAGCAATATATCTGAAAGGACCAACTGAGGCACCCGAAGCTGTTATCACTTCATCAGTGATAACAACTTTTGCTGTACCAGATGCTTGTGAAAGTGTTACACCATCCAATGTATATCCACCAGATGCATATCCACCAGCGACAGCAATTTGTGTTACATTGGCTAATAGAGTATCAGCCGCAGTTGGTGCAGAATTGGTTAATGCAACTTTGAATGTGTCAGATGAGAAATCATGTACTCCAGATAGTACATCTTCTACGAATTTATTGATTTTATTAAGTGATGCCATTTAGTTTAAACTCCTGTTTTTCATTATATTTATATAAAACAGGAGTTTAATGTCTACATATTATGAATTACTTAAATATTGTATTCGCATTATATCCATGGCACAATCATGTGATGCAACATGTTTTTTGAAGTTAATATTTTCGGCTGTAGGTGGAATGAAATAATCCTTAATAGTGAATCCTGTAACACCACGTACATAACTTCTAATGTCTGTTGCAGCATTATAATTAATATATGAGTTGATATCAAGACCAACTTCTCTAAAAATTCTTTTCAAAATAGGCATATCAAAATCTGTACCACGGCACCAAATACGTTCAATATCACGTTTAGCACCGATATATTTAATGAACTTATTGGTAAATTCTTCCAATGTTTCATCATTTGGATGTGGTTTAATGGTAGAATTTTGAATGTCTTTTGGTTGTGCTTTCCACCATTCAAGTGTATCTTTTTCAGCCTTCCAACCAAGGTCTAGCTGTTCTTGAGTATCAAATTTAACATACTCTGAAGCTGTTACTAAATCTTCAAAATCACTTTCTTCATTAATTACAAATTTGGTATAGGCTACACTTAAAACTATGAAGTTATCTGTTTCTGTGCCTTTACCTAGTGTTTCAAAGTCAATTATAATATCGTGTTTCATTATTCTCCTTTACCAGTTTTCATATTCTGTTATATCTAATATATCTGAATAGTGTGTACCATTAAATTCTACATGTGTTATAACACCAATGCTTGTGGGTCTAAAAACAAATTTAACAGCACCACCAGATGCACCATGATACGGCTCACCAATTTCATGAAATATTGCTACTTCAGGACGTGTATAAAATTTTACATCAGCCATTTGAGCATTTAAATCATTATCATAGCACATTTTTAAAAAATCAACTACTATAGGTGATTTTGTGTCAATCTCGAATTTCATTATATCCTCTCATTTACTATATCATCCGCAAATCCTACCCATGATTTGATTGTAAGATCATTCAAATGATAAACCATAACACTATAATCTCTATAAACATCAGTTACTGGATTATCATAGACAAAATAGAAATAACCATCACCTTTATATAGGTGACAGTATTCATTACCAACATGGTTGGCGATTGCTTTATTAACTGTTTTAAGTGCGAATCTTTTCATAACAAATATTCCTTTGTTTCACTCTCTATTATAGAATAGAGTGAAACGCAGGGAATGTCAAGCTTTAATATAGACCAATTATCGAATTAGCTGTAGTATTTGAAAATACTTTATGTGCTCTAACATTTAACATTGTGCCAGCTGGTAAACCAACAAATGTCAATTCGGTGTTGGAAACTCCATCTGATGTTGTCATTTCAAGATGTAAATTACCAGCTTCACCAATATAAAGTGCTCTTGTTGGTTGTGCAAATACAGTTGTATTGCTTGTAGTAACACTAAATCCATCCGTAAAAGGTGAATCTAATTGTTTTACTTGTCTACTAAATCTATCTGCCAATTATTCTTCCTTTATTTTGCGCTTTTATTGTATTTATGAAATCTTTGATTAACAAGACATATACAACAACAAAAAACCAGAAGAATATTATTTTTCTATATCCTTATCAATAAAATTTAAAACGTTTCTATAAACCAAAATAGGCCACAAAAATATAATGCATGCAAATACAACTCCTATAATTTGCATGCGTTGAATAGTTGAATATTGATAAAACCCAAAATTCTTAAGTTTTACATCAATATCATCTTTTGGTAGGGCTAACATACCAATAAAGAACATTAGCCCTATCATCATATAAAACCAAATCAATATAACATCTCCTACAATTCACCACGCAATTCCAGAGTAAAAGTCAAATCACGATCAATACAAGATCGCATTTCACTATTATTACCATTCATATAACCTTGAATTTCATGCACATCAGCAATATTATTCAAAACTACCATATAAGCCTGTGCAAGAGTTCCACCAACTGCAGCGGCCTTTATCATCACAGCCAATGTATGATCATTATTTTCAGTGGCTTCTTCAATCTGTTCACGTAGAGTAAGGTTATTCATAATTAATTTCCTTTGTTTCAATCTCTATGATTAATATAGGGTATTTTTGAATCAATGTCAACAACTAAATTTAAAGTTTTAACATATCATCAATCAAATCCCAATGGTCTTCAAACATCAAATCTCTCATACCTCTAAGTTTAGAAAGAGGAACCCATGAAGCATTATCTGCATCATCACCACCTTTAACTTTAGCTAGTGGACCAACATCAGACAATCTAAACTGGAATACATTTGAAACAATTCTTCCTCTATTTGATCTATGTGGATCATCATAAAGTTTACTCTTCACCAGACTTCCACGCAAAACTTTTTCAGGAATTTTGATTGATGTTTCTTCATCCAATTCCCTTAAGCATGCATCCAATGTTTTTTCATTAGGATTAACAAATCCACCCGGTAAAGCATACAAATTTCCACCATATTCTCTTCCTCTATTAATCAAGAGAATATAACCAGCCTGTACAATTACAGCATCAACTGTAAGATGTGGACCCTTACCCCAAATTATGGGATATTCAGTTTCATGTTTATATTCCAAACAAAGATGCATACTTCTATTCATAAATTCTATAAAAAGTTTATGCGCTTCACCTGTAACAAAATTATCCGATAGATAATCTACATAAAAATTTTCATAAAATTCATTTCGTATGTCGGTTGAAGATATAATATCATCTTCAGGTTCAACATTTAATGATTTCCAGTTAGGAAATAGGTTTAGATAAAATGATGTGTAATCTTTTTTCATACCAACCAAATAAAATTCACATGGTTCACCTGTCCATGGAAGATTACAGGAATGAACACCAGTTGTAACACCAGAAATCCATTTGTCAATATTATAAAG